CGCCTTAACGCTAACCGTCGAGAGATCTCTATCTCTGCTTTCGCGGAGGTAAGGATTTTCTCGGGAGTGATTTGAGAGCCCCGTTTAAACGGTGTATCTTTAAGCAGCTCTCGAAGTCGTCTCAATTCTTCTGGGACTTTGGTTGATAAGTCTACAACCTTGAGAGGACCATGGAGAGCGTAGGATAGAACATTCTTTATTCCAACGCGACCTGGTGTACCATCTCCTCCGTCCCGAAGCTTACCGTTCAGACCTCGTTGAATCGTCGGACTAAGTTGTCTCGCGACCCGGATAGAGAGATCACGGATTCTCTTGTGAACTCCTGGAGACTCGGCGATGGTGAGTAAGTGATCAACGATATTCAGACCACTGCTCTCCTCGATTGTCTTCCTTCCGGCCGCTTCTGCGATTCTAACGAGGGGTGATGACTTCGCAATATGACTATTGGTAGGGCGAGAAACGAATTGCTCACAGAAGACTCCGTGAGTACGGGATATAAAGCTCTTGGAATAGTTGTTCTCCAGGCCAAAGGACTCGATGTTCTTTTGGTATGCTTTGATGGTTTCCTTGGTCCAGAGGGCGATTAGATCATCCCCGCAGACTTTGTGGTCCCCTTTCTTAGCTCCGGCATCTGCCGCGGCGAATGCATTAACGATGTTTAGGACCGTCCAACTTGGTCCTAAGCCCATTAGTGCGCCGCAGGTAACTTCTCTTCCATCTGGAAGTTGATGACCGGTAACAACGTTCTCGACGGCCTCATTCCACCATTGAGGTTTCCCGATATTCTTTACTACACGATCGAGCACGAAGCGCGCCAGATCCACAGAAATCGGATCTGTTGATTTACTAAGATCAGCGCTGAACACTTTGAGATCGAGGGTGTTCTCATGCTCGTTGACCAGCTTTATCGGGTCATCGCGTAGTACTTCTCTGACGAAATGAAGCTTCTTGAGCCACGGCATGAGATATGCTGTCATGGCTCGAGCTTGCCACACGATAGCGGCGGTGTGGATGGTGACATGTCGGAGCTTTCCATTAGGCTCCGTGACAGTGGTGATTTTACACTGTCTCTTCTGTTTACCGTCCTTTATCGCACGTTCGAACATCGTACCAAGTGTGGCTGGTGGCATATTGGCGATTTGGCCGTTCAACCTGGCCTCGGTGGCGTAGACTCGGTATTTAAGTCTACCGTCTTTACGTTTACCCTTCGCTTCTGCCGCCATTTTCTTTCGTCTTCGTTCGGCTTGTTTGATCAACCGATCGATTTCCCTATCATTGGAGTAGAGGTCTAGCGCTATCATCGCACCACCTTCCTTTCGGGAGGCCTCTAAACAAGACTTGTCGCCGGGCACAGGTAATCCAGGTGCCCACGTTGGCGCCTCTTTATGTTTAAAGAGGTTGTCGATAAAGTGACCAAGTCTTGTCATGAGTTTGTCATCGATCTTCTGACGAGGTGCTGTAAGACGATCAAGCGCCGCTTGATGCTCGCTATCGATTCGACTTTGGCTCGGTTTGTTGACAACCAAACCCCTTGATAGCGATGAGGCAAGGAATAGAGCCAAGGGTTCTTTAGCACGAGTTCGGATGGTAAGCGCGTTCTTGGGGTTTTCCCCGAGAATCGCCATCGTGCGGACGTTAGAACTAAAGACCTTTCCTGCCTTATAGCATCCGAGTGTAAAGAATCTGGTGATGACATATGCGTACTCACGGATGATCATTCTGTTTCGTGGGGCGAACATCTTCGAACCTGGCCTGATAACACCATAGGTCAATTCGAGTGCTGTCCGCAACGCTTCCCAGTTCTTTCGGACCTCCTCCGAGCGATGATTGATGTATCTGTGTAGTTCACCGG